ACTGCCCCCAAGATGATTGTGACATTAAATTACAGCCCGTAATGTATAAGTATTACCATCGTAATCAACATATTTTCATGTTGGATGGGGAAATTATTCATCTATCTAAATTTTCTCCTAGTGAGACATATGGATGGAGTCCAATCCTAACTATTTTTGAAAAAGCTCTTACTTTAATAGGAATGGATAAAAACCTATATAGATATTTCTTTGAGAGAAAAATGCCAGCATCCATGATGATGGTCTTTACAGATGACCCTGAATCTCTGCGTAGGGAAAGGCAACAGATTGCAGCGCAAACTCGTCTTGACCCTAACTATATACCAATGGTGGCTGTGTCCTCCCGTAATAACAGAGGAAGAGTGGATATGGTACGGTTGTTCCATACACTAAATGAAATGGACTATTTGCCTGTTAGAAGCGAAATACGAGAACGGATTGCAGCTATGTGGGGTGTAACCCCTGCTTGGCAGGGTGCGCCTGAAGCCTTTGGTGGCCTCTCTACCCAAACTCAACAATTAGTTGTTATGAGTAGGGTGGTTGAGGGTGACCAAAGATTATTCCATGAAAAGGTGTTCCCGCAGCTTTTGGAAGCATTTGGAATAACTGATTGGGGCTTGAAACTGCCGAATCCTGAAGAAAAGGCTGAGGCAACTCGTATCAGCTTCTCCCAGCAAAAGGCTCAAATTGCAAATCAATTCATTGCGTTGGGCTTTGAGATACGTTTGAAGGATGATGGCGTTCCTGTGGAAGATGCTGAGTTCATGATATTTGGTAAGCCTGTTAACATGATGGAAAAACAGGGTGAACAGATGGATATGGCAATAGACCAGCAGAAACAACAGATGGAACAGATGCAACAACAGCAACAAATGATGGAACAGCAAGCTCAATCGGGACAACAGCCTGGACAACCTCCTGCTCCTCCTGAGGGCGTTAATCCTGCCCCTGGACGCACTGGGGCTGCGCCAGGTGGGGGAGAATCAGCAGAGGCCCAGCCTATGCCTCCTATGCCCATGCAAAACATGGACTTTGCGCCATTGAAAGGTGGTCAGAGTAAAGACTATACATATAACTATCTGCCAAGGAAGGAGAGGACTACTGAGGAGTTGGATAAGTATGCAGATAATCGTAAACCTGAGGATGACCCTACTAAAGTACCAGATGTTACGAAAGCCCCCAAAAATTGGGTGGAAGGACTTATGTCTAAAGGATACCAAACGCCTATAATTAAACAGGTATCTGAGAATGGTAAACAAATGTGGTTTAGTCAAGATGGGATAGATTTTGTGGCAGACTTACATCCCACAGGTGTTACTCATGTTGAAAAGGCTTCCTTCGGAATGGGGCCAGTGTATAAAACTCCGCATACCGAAGGAATCAAATATAATACTACTAGTGATTCGGAATCTAGGGAATATGACCCCTATGCGGAAGAGGATGAACATGCCCAATAAAGATATTGAAAAAATTGGTTTCCCTGACTCAGAGGAGTCTTACCCTAAAGGGTTTGATATGAACCAATCCGCAGGGCTTCCTGAACCTGGGAGTAAGGATGCACAGCGGGTTCAGACCATAGCTAATAAAATGCAGCCCTATGATTATCCTGGGGATTATAGTCCCCTTCATGCTGCTCATTCATATATACAGTTGCTACGAGAACATCCTAACATGATTGACATGGGAACCCACATGGAGGGCCATCATGCCATAGGCACTGTGCATAATATATTAAATCATGGGGAAGAATATGCATACCATCCTGATTCTATTCAGTATAAAGTAGAAGACCCTCAAGAAGAGAGAGGGGCTGGTCTAAATGATACAATGACCTTAGAAGGCTTCCATCGTAATCATCTTAGGGCTAATATGGGGGCTGATATGTCCCATAATGCTATGGGATTGGCAGATGATTTACATCGTCGCATTCGTCAGGTAAGCCCTGCCTTTAATCCTGATGATTTAGGTTATAATCCATTGCAATGGCCTGCATCTATGACTCGTTCTTTTGCTGATTCGGCTCCCTTACCTCCTGAAGGAGAGGGAGATAATATTCGGGGAGAAATGAAGCCCCAATTTCCAAAAGACCCTCAACCTGGCCCCCACTCAGATTTTAAGGGTTATGATAGAGGGGAGGCTTGGCCTAAAGAACGTTATGGGCGCGAGAATAGAGCAAGGAGGGGAGATGCGCCAATGGAATCAGGACACCATGCTGATACGGCAGAATATCGCTACCCTTCTATGAGAGGGAGGCGTGAAACATATAGAACTATGGGAGGTGCGCTTGAAGAACCCTCCGCAAACCCGTCAGCAGACCCTTCAGCAGAGACACCCGTTCCCCCTCAGCCAAAGGCCAAAAATGCCTTTAAACAGCGATTCCCAGACTTATTTGGGGATGAGGAAAAGGCTGTAAGTAAACTAATGAAATTTATTCGTAAAGAAGGTGAGGGTGGAGGAGATGGCGGTGCTTTTAATGGCCTCTCAGGTACGGTATTTACTTCTACAAATGCAGGAGTCTTTACCCCAACCTTTGGGGGGCGTGGCACAAAGAACAAGCATCTTAAAAACAAACGTAGGCAAGATAAGAAACGAGAGAAATTGATGGGTAAAAGCAAGAAGAGTGGGGTAGATAGACTTGTTCAATTTTTATACGATGGTTCTCCTAATATGTCTAAAGGTGGTAAAAAGGGTCTTGCCCCAGGACTTGATGAGGATATGTCAGGTGCCCCCGCCACAGCCGATGCATATAATCAAAACATTACCCCGTATCAAAGACTTAATTGGGAGAAAGATGTGACAGAGGATACTCTCAACCATAAGAAGACAAGCCGTCCATTAGAGGATGCAATGGAAGTTGCTAAAGAGAATGAACCCCACATTAATATGGGCCTCGCAGGAGGAATGGAGACAGGCACCACATCAACTTATCCACGGCATGACAGTGTTAATTCTGTTGGTAATGCTAAAACGGCACGTGGAGCAGTCTGGGGGAAGGATAATTCTTATGTGCAAAAAGCTAGTACTGAGGGGTCTGGAAACAACAGCCCAGACCAAAATAGCCAAGCAGCAACTGGGCCACACCCACAAGCACTTTTTGTAGAACGGACTAAAGATAATCCTAATGAGGCTCCTCAGAAAGATGCTGTAATTAAGGAGAATGATATGCAACGAAAGCGTAAACAAGAAAGCAACACTGAACCAGAGGGTTCAAAGCCAGTTGCCGGTTTGGGGTTGCAAATGGCATATACATCAGATTATGGACAGACTGATGCATTGCATAGAGGGGGTGACAAAGATAAGGATGACCCTGAGGTTGCGGATGAGGATGCATCCTCATATTGGGTACCTGAAACAGAGAAAGTAGCCAAATTAGAAGCTATGAGAAAGGAACTAGAAGAAGCTGGTGATGATACCCCTATTCTCAATGCGCTTTTAAAGGTTGACTATGCCTAGTATTTCTGATAGTATATGTCCTAAATGTGCAGGCAATATGTATGTCAATGAGGACAAAGATTTAAATTGTCGTATGTGTGGCACAATTCTAGTATTGACGGTAAGGAGGCCTTATGATTCCAGAGCAGGCAAGATTAGAGATAATAAAAAAGAAGCAACAGGGGGAGACGTGGACGGGGATATCACAGTGGATAGAGGAGGAATACGGGATTCCGATTCACAGGACAACCGTCCAACGCTGGTACGACAGAGAGGCTTTCAGCGAAGACGAGGTAGACCAAGAAGAACTCTTGGAGTCGATAGAGGATAGAACTAAACTTGATAAGAAAGTAGCAACCTATAAAGCAGAACTCAATTACTATAAAAAATTGTATCAGCAAGCGATTTTAGGGGATGCTAAGAAAGATTTGATTGTAGAGGCTATTCAAACATATGCCCCAACTTTTGATGCCGTGCCTATCAAACCACCACCCGCCAAAGGGAAATCATCCAAACCTCAAGTCATGGTGGCGGTACTTACTGATACGCATGTAGGGGAAGAAGTGTTCGCCCCCCAAATGATGTCTATGAACGCTTATGATTATGATATTTTTAATAGGCGGCTGTCAGGGTGGGCGAATCAAGTTCTAAATTTAGCCACATATAGGCGCAATATCTGTAATATTGATGAGTTGATGGTTCCTATGTTAGGGGATATGATTAGTGGGGATATACATGAAGAACTATCTCGTACCAATCTTGATAACTGTATGATGCAGATGATGCATACAGCTAGTTCAATTTCCCAAGCACTCATGTTTTTGGCTCCGCACTTTAAAACTATTAAGGTTCCTTGTGTAGTAGGTAATCATGGACGAATGACACGCAAACCTCCAATGAAGGATAAATACATGGATTGGGACTACTTGGCATATCAATGGATGGCGGCTTTCTGTGCGAATCAGAAGAACATCCATTTTGACATACCTAAATCTTTTGCTCATATAGTGGATATAGCTGGTAAAAATGTTCTAATGTTTCATGGTGATGCTATATCAGGTGGTGGAAGTTCTGCATCTATTAGTCGAATGATTGGGAGTATGCGAGGGGTTATACAGTTTAAACAAGCTCTGGAAAGCACCATTGTAGAACATGATGGGGTTATGCCAGGAAATTTCTCAGATGTCCTTATGGGTCATTTCCATCGTGTAGATGTTATGGATATAGGTACTGGGTCAGCATATATATGTGGAACAATGAAGGGTGGGGATGAATTTGCATTACAGCGTGTCCAAGCCATCACTCCCCCCAAACAAGTAGTTACTTATTGGCACCCAGACTATGGAAATGTGGGGATGGAAGTTATTTATCTAGATAGGTTTGATACTTTGCCCAGCATGTTTAACAGTACTATGCAAGATGTGTGGGCTACCACCTATGCCAAAGTTTAAAAAAACATTCACAGACCGTACAGGATATGATATACGGCTCCTCACCCCTGGCTATGGTGGGGAGCTTGGCCCAGAGGAATTGGAAGCCCTAAAACAGGAACTGTTGCGTAGGCCAGGATTAAGGGAGCGTTGGGGTTTCGGGGAAAAAGAAAGAATTACGATGCAGAAGATTCAAAGAATTTCATTAGAAGGTAGTCAGTAAATATAAGATGTCTATACAGACTCAAATAGAATCCGCTATACATGCATTTATGTTGGATTGCCTACATCAAGAACACCCTGGCAGACGCTTTAAGTTTTCTGCTCAGGGTGAATTGGTGGTTGATGGTGTTGATGTAGTACAACAGAAGGTAGAAACAGCGTATAGCGGGGGTCAAGATGTTACAGGCCATTATAGAAGAAAGAAGGGAGGTGGACATACATGGGTACAGTCGCATGTGAGGCAGAATACAATGCCCTCTGCATTAGAATTAGCACAACTAGAGGCACAAGAAGAGAATTCACCAACTATAGGGTTTTCGATAGAGGATACTCTTCAAAAATGTATGGAAGCATTACGGAAACCAAATAGTTTACAAAGATATTTATAATTTAGGAGCGAGATTATGGTAGATGTGAGTAAAGTAACCCCTTTACAAGAGTATGTTATTGCAAGACATTCACGTATGGTAGGTAAAGTGTTAGATTTAATTGAAACTGCTATGCCTGAAGGCACCCAATGCGAAAAGGTTAAAAAATTGATACAAGTTCCTCTCTATGACTTTAGGAATGAAATTCTAAAGCTTACAGTAGAAGGGGAAGTCCCAGAAGACGTTGAAAATTGACCTACTTATACTATAAAAATAGAAAATAATTCGGAATTCATAGTATAATATATTAAGTACGAAATCCGTACTATATCTATTTATTTGTCGGGAAGTCGGAGGTGGCTTAGACCAACTTTCTGAACTAGGAAGGAGGATGCACATGGCACAAGATTTTGACATTGTGGAAAGGTTGGAGAAACAGATTGAAGGCTCTAATCTTGCTCTTGCTGCTGTTGCGGAGGTCTTGCACAAGATGGACTCCCGTATAAGTAAACAGGAAGATTTTGACATGGAATTGGCAGAACAGGACGAAGATGCTTTTGAAAAGCAAGAAATCATTAAGGCCGTGGCTGGCGAAGTTTATGGTTTGATTAAAGCAGACCAGGGTATGCCTGATATGGACAAAGAAGGCTCTGCGAAAGAACGCAAGGCTTCCTCTGTGACCAAGGGTCATGATGACTCTGAAAAGGCAGTCACTGTAGTTAATAAGTTGACTGACCAACAGGCCACACTTCAAGCCATGCAAAAACAGCTTAATCTATTGAAAGCGGGCTGGAATGATGAGTCAGCGGACATGGAAGAGAATAATGGTGATGAGGAAGAAGAAGAAGAGGATACAGAAGAAGAGTTAGAAGAAGGATATGGCTATGGAATGGAGAACGCGGAACAGTACCCAGGAATAGAAAATATGCAGAAACAGATTAATGAGTTGAAGTCTGCTTTGAGT